CATGATGATATTAATTATGGGAATAGATTTCCTGAAGATTGGTATTATTATGAAGAAGAAGATTCAGATGATTAACTAACTCTTTCCTCCTGTCATTCTATTTATTAGTTGACAGGCTGAAGGACTTAATTAGTTCCTTCTTATTCACACTTTATTATCACAATCACCATGCAAACTCTTAACAACCTCGACTCATCTGCAATTGATTCTTTACAACTTGATAAGGAAACTAGAACAGCATTAGTTGAATTTAAGGGTGGTAGAAAGTACACTTACACTAACATTGAAGATAGTGCAATTGAGTCTGTTTTATCTAATCCAAGCCAGTCAATTGGTCAGTGGGTTAATAACAACCTAGTTCAAAATGAGAAAGTTGATTACACTTTCGGTTTTGCAACTGCATAACATTTAGTTATCACAATCACGAGGCTAGTTAGTAATAATTAGCCTCTTTAATTTCACTACTATTTATCATTTATTATGCCATCATTTGAATTTGTTTCATTTAATGAAGACGGTACATCAAGGACGCAGAGCCTCGACATTACTAAAATCAAGGACGCAGAGAGCCTGCTTAATGAGATAGCCGACAATGATTACAAGGCAATGACTGAAGGCTTTATGAATGAATCGAGGTATGCACAAAGATGAGAGGTTATGATGAAATTATCGCAGCCTATGACAAGGACACAATGGAGGAGATTGTTACTCATGGTTGTCAATCTGGTATGTGCAGCGAACACATATATTATGCTGACACCGTCAAGTTCTATGATAGTTATGAAGACGAAATCATGGACTACTTCACAGATAACTATGATGCAGACTTCTTAGTAAATCTATTCAAGGACGCAAACGCACATTTAAAACACTACAAGAATCTATGCACATGGGCTTACATTGAAGCCATATGTGTAGATGTATCATCTGATTCTCTCACTTAGCCCTAGATTACTAGGGTTTACTGAGTGATTCATTCACTCGTTCTATGTACATTAATTATGACAAGTAGGCGCAGAACAGCAAGGAAACCAACACCAACACCTGTCAAGGTTGTGGAAAAAAGGAATGTATTTGTTGGTTTGAGTTTATTTGATTACATTATGTTACCATTTCTATACTTAGAGGGTGCTGTTAAGTACGTTTTCGAGTATATTAATAGTAAGTATCCACTCACTCGTTGATTCTCTCTCAAAGGCCTACGGGCTTTTCTGAGGGATTCACCAACCCTTATCCCTTTGCTTTAAACTATGGACGACTACAAGAAGTATGAGCTCACTATTAAAGTGAAGACACTCAAAGATCCTCATGGTGATCTATGGCGTATTGTCAATAAGATCAAGGATCTAATGCCTGTTTTATCTATAGACTACCAGCTAATAGATGATAGGCCAACAAATGATGAACACCACGGGGGTATTACTGATGAAGGTAACACCTAACTGGCAACATCATTCAAAGAAAGAAGCACCACGTACTACAAAGCCTCAAGCTTTACGTGATGCTAAACGCCGAACTAAGGCACTAATTAAACAATTACTTTCACAATCACACTTGCCATGAAGTATCATGTTACATTATCAAGCGGTCGAGACTTTATCATGGAGCACAATGGTACAGTTTATGACATCGCTTACGACGCCTACGAAGAGGCAGCCTTAATGGATGACTATTTAGTTGATGTGGTACCGATCGATGTCTAAAAAGAAACCTTATTATCCTAACAATTGGAAAGCACTCAGAGATGCACCATCTCATTGGTTTGATTCTATTCCTTATGAAGATTTCATGGACTGGAAAATAGCTGGATGGGAGATGCCGTCCTCTGTTGCTTGTATGATCCGCGAGACTAATGTAAAGACTGGTAAAGTTAAAGAGTATATTTACTCTAGAGAATCTGCTGCTAAAAAGAAAGCAGTAGAGATCATGGACAAAGGAGAAAGTGAATTCATTGTTTGTACCCCTGGCGAAATCCACCACATGCACCCCGTATTTGAAGATGATGTCGAATGAACGCACAACTAAGGATATTTATACTTATGAAAAGCAAGCGTTTGATCTTATAGACGTAGATCATCCTCATTATGCTGAAATAAGATCCTTACTAATAGATCAAGTCAATGATGAATTGAATGACCATGACAACACCATTGTCACTGATTGAGGAACAAGTACAACTAGAACGCGACCAAATAAGTCAAGGACTCAAGAGCCTTAGAGATAATACTATAAAGTTAGAAGATAAGAGCTATGCATCTGCTTCTATATATGGTATTGCTTCAATTGATACTATACTACCATTAGTAGTTAAACGTATTGAAGATACTAATAAACGTATACATGAAGGACATACTGGTGCTGCATTTAAGGACATTCACAATCACCTGGCGGATATAGAGCCGTTAGCTGCTGCTGCAATAGCATGTAAGATTACATTTGATAAAGTATTTAGCTTTAAAGAAGGTAGTAATTATGCTGTTAATGTATGCGATTCAATAGGTCATGCTGTTGAAGATGAATGTCAGATGCGTCATTATGAAACTGAAGCTCCTGGTTTACTTGAAACATTAAAGAAGAACTATTGGCATAAATCAATAGGAACTCAACAAAAGATTGTAGTGATTCAAACACTAATGAATCGTTATAATGTTAAATCATGGACGCCATGGGGTCGTGCTATACGTGTTAAGTTAGGCGGTTGGTTACTTGATTGTATTATGGAATCGAGTGGCTGGTTTACACATGAAAAGTTAAGAGAAGGACGTAAGACTATTACCTATGTATTACCAACTCCTGAGTTTTTAGATATCAAGGACGAGGTAATGGCAAATGCTGAGATCTTTTCACCTCTTGCTTGGCCTATGTTGGTTGAACCGAATGATTGGGGACGTGATGGTTCTCAAGGCGGTTATATGCTCAATGAAGTCATGCAGGGACACGATTTGGTGAGAAGGGGCGAGCGCCACCGTATACAGGGAGAAACACCACTCGACTATTTGAACAAGATTCAGAAAGTAGGATACAAGCTAAATCCCTTCATAGTAGAGATTGCCGAATTTCTACAAGAGAAAGGAGTGGGAGTAGGAAAGTTTCTACCTGTCATTCAATACGATCTACCACCTAAACCAGTGGATATAGATAGTAATGAAGATGCTCGGAAAGGATATAGAAGAGCAGCGGCGGAGGTAATGAATAAGAGAGCACAAGAGACAAGACGTTCTTGTAGAACAAGGATGACAATGAAGGCGGTAACTAAGTTTAAAGATAGAGATGTCTTTTATATACCGTGGTCTTTTGATTATAGAGGTAGGTCATATCCTATCCCAGCTTTCTTAACACCTCAAGATACTGACTTTGGAAAGTCATTGATAAGATTTTCTAATGAGTCGACTGTTACTTTTGAAGCTCATAAATGGCTAGCTTTCCAATGTGCTACTACCTATGGTAGAGATAAAGATACTTGGGAAGAAAGACAGAAATGGGTTATAGATAATAGTGGTCTTATTGAGAACGTAGCTAAAGATCCTATCACTTACCTTCCTGATTGGGAGGCAGCAGAGGAACCTTGGCAGTTCTTAGCAGCGTGTGATGAATACTATAGATGTGTCATTACTAAAGAACGCAAGACTACTGGACTTATGGTAGCGACAGACGCTACATGTAGTGGTCTTCAGATACTAGCTGGATTAGCTCGAGATAAATCGACTGCTCAACTAGTAAATGTGTTACCATCACCTAGACCTCAAGACGCTTATAAAGTAGTGGCTGATGTGTCTAAGTGTAACATCCCCGAAAAGTTACATGAAGTATGGGATCGGAAATGTGTTAAACGCACAGTGATGACCATACCTTATAATGCTAAACCTTTCTCTAATCGTTCTTATATTAGGGATGCATTAGCAGAGAAAGGTATAGAAATAGATAAAGATGATCTCACAATCACGGTCGCTGCTGTTAGGCAGGCTATGGCCGATGTAGTTCCTGGTCCAATGTCAGTAATGAAATGGATTGAAACTGAGGTAGCTAATGCTATTAAGCAAGGGTCTACACATC